TATCTGCGCTTTTGGCTTAGCAGCTGCCGCACCTCGCTCGCCGTATCGGCACTTAGAATTATGCGGTATTGCCCAAGATAAAATAACAGAAAAACGCCGCGGCGGAGGGCAAAAACCACCCTTTGCCGCGGCGTTTGTGTCAAATCTGTTAAAGTTTGAAACTTTTTATGAAAAGGGCTTGACAGAACAAAGAGTTGGGATATAATAAATTTAGCACTCAGGAAGAGAGAGTGCTAAACAAGAAAAAGCAAACAAGGAGATGAGGGCAGCATGACGATGGATGCACGCAAGCAGCGCATTCTGGAAGCGATTGTTGCCATTTATTCTACCGGCGGCGAGCCGGTCGGCTCCGGTTTGCTGGCCAGCCACTTTGACATGGCACTTTCCAGCGCAACGCTCCGCAACGAGATGGCCGCGCTGACAAAGCTTGGCCTGCTGGAGCAGCCGCACACCAGCGCAGGCCGCGTGCCCAGCCCCAAGGGGTACCGGTACTACCTAGACCACCTGCTGGAAGCCCCCGCCGCCATAGCGCTGAGCGCAGCGGACCGCGAAAACATTGACCGGCTGTTTGCCGATATGGACGTTGAGCCCGAAAAGCTGGCGCAGAGCGCCGCCCGCGCACTGGCCGATTATACCGGCTGTGCCGCAGTGGCTACCACCCCGCAGGCCGAGGATCTGTGCATCGCCCATTTTGAGGTCGTGCAGGTCGGGCGGTATTCCGCCGCAGTTTTGGCGGTTACCAGCTCCGGCGGTGTGCGCACCCGTGTGGCGCGTATCCACACCGGCTTGACGCGGGAGGATGCCGATGAGATGGCCCGCCTGCTGAACAGCAGCCTGACCTTTGTGGCACCGGAGGATCTGACCCCGTCGCTGACGGCAAGCCTGGTGCTTTCCGCCGGGCGCAGGCTGGCGCCGGTGGTGTTCGCCGCCGAAGCGCTGGTTCGCACCCGCCCGCAGTTTTACCTGGAGGGCGTGCAGTACCTGGCCAAGATGCCGGATGTACGCACAAACCTTGGCGCGCTGCTGGAAGTTTTTTCTGACAACGAAGCGGCCCGCGCCCTGATCGAACCGGGCAGCGGCAAAGTGACCGCCACGTTGGGCGAGGATATCGAGCCCGCCATGCCGAACCTCTGCATCGTCAGCAAGCGTTACCTTGCGGGCGGCGGGCTGTACGGCACGGTGGCGGTGATCGGCTCCAACCGCATGGAGTACGAACACTTGATCCCCGTTTTGAATTATTTTGCAATTAAGTTAGGGCAGTCAATGTCCGGTAAAAAGGAGGAGCAGACATGAGCGAAGAAACAAAGAAGCAGCCTGAAACTGAACAGGAACAGGCCGCTGCTGAAACAAAAGCGCCCGCGGCAGAATCCGATAAGCAGGAAGCTGAACCCGCTGCAGAAAAGACCGAAAAGAAAGACTGGTTCGGCAAAAAATCCAAAGAGCTGGAAGCCGTAAAGGCAAAGCTGGAAGCCGCCGAGCAGGCCAATGCAAAGCTGAAAGACCAGATGCTGCGCACCGCTGCAGAGTATGACAATTACCGCAAGCGTTCCGCCCGCGAAGCTGACCAGAAGTTCAACGATGGTGTTTCCCACGCGGTCAACCAGATCCTGGCAATTCTGGATACGCTGGATATGGCAGCCAATGCCGAGTGCACCGACGAAAACTATAAAAAGGGCGTTGTGATGACGCTGGACAAAGCCGAAAAAGCTCTGAAAACGCTGAACATCACCGAGATCGAATCCATGGGCAAGCCCTTTGACCCCAACTTTATGAACGCTGTTCAGCAGGTTCCGGCAGAGGATGGCCAGGAAAGCGGCACTGTGGTGCGCGTGTTCCAGAAAGGCTACATGATTGGCGATAAGATCATCCGCCATGCAACCGTGGTTGTGGCCGAATAACAAAGTATGAACCGGGTGCAAAAGCCCGTTCAGATATAAATTAAGACATTCACATTTCCATGTTTCCTGAAAGAGGAATATGAAAGACTAACTATTAAAAGTCAAGCCCCAAAACAAAATTTTCGAGAGAAATTTTAAGGTGGTGAAAATTGGTATAGCAAACAAGAGCATCCGTTGTCGGATACTCGCTCCGTATAAAATCGCACGCTTAATAATCAGCTAAGAAGGCTTTCCCAGAACGCTGCATAGCAAAAATAAGCCTTACCAGCTTTTTAGCAGCATGAGAGATGGCAACATTGTAATGCTTTCCCTCAGAACGCTTCTTTTCAAGATAGGCCGAGAATGTAGGACACCAAAGGCAAACATATTTGGCGGCATTGAAAAGAGCATATCGCAAATATCTGGAGCCACGCTTTTCCATGTGAGCATAACAGTTTTGCAGTTGCCCTGACTGATATGTAGATGGAGAGAGTCCAGCATAAGCCAGCAGCTTGTCTGCGCTTGCAAAGTTGGAAAAATCTCCAACTTCAGCAAGAATCATTGCACCCATATGTCGGCCAATACCGGGGATTGTAAAGATGGGAGAATCCATCTGAGATGTAATCTTGTCAATTGCGGATTCTACCTCAGAAATTTCTTTGTCCAGCTCGCGGATGAGAGCAATCGTGTGTTTCAACTCCATAGACTTAGCAGGCATTTTCGAGCCAATGGAGACCCCTGCGGCTACTTGGATTTCCGCGGTTTTAGACTTGGTATAACGACCTTTAGAGGCGGTGCAAAGAATCTCAGCGAGTTCTTCAGTATTAGCGTTTGCGATATAGCTTGCACCCGGATAGTTGCTCAGCAGTGCGTATACAACAGCGATGTGCAGGCTTGAAACCAGCTTTTCGAGCTCCGGAAATAGAATATTCACTAACCGCGCAACGGAGCTTTTCAGCTTGGCGCGCTCTTTTACCTTATCAAATCTGTATCTGGTTAGTGACTTTAGCTCTTCATTGTGGTATGCTGTATTTGAGTAGGACTTGAGGTCCACATCAGACATGAGCATCATTGCAATGGTACGCGCGTCTATCCGATCTGTTTTGGTTCTTCGCAGGCTGAGACTTTTCCGGTAGAGGTTCGTGTGCAGAGGGTTAATGACATAGGTTGCTAGGCCGCTGTCTAAAAGAAACCCCAGCAGATTGTAGCTGTAATGTCCTGTGGCTTCAAGCCCTACTTTTATTTTGCTTTCACCTTGGGAACAGCTTTGGATTCTTGAAAGAAGCGTCTCAAAACCGATGCGGTTATTGGCAATGGTAAATACATCTGCCAAGACCGTTCCTTCCGAGTTGAGGATAAAGCAATCGTGCTTGTCCTTTGCAACATCGATACCAACAAAAATCATTTCTTTTTACCTCCGGCGTTTTATTTTACAGTGCTGCTTAGAGCCACACCTCTTTGCTATGTAACCTCGTTCTATATAAACCGTCTGGCGGTATCTAACTGATTAACACTAAAAACAAAGAGCCGTGGTTGGAGCCTTTCCGAAACCGTCTTGCGGTAGGAGGTTTAAACCAATCCACAGCACCTTGTCTATTGTAGCATTTTGTCCTTGGAGAGGGACTCTAATAACTACTACTTTATAATACGAGGATACTTATGCCCAACACAAACTCTCTCCCCCTCCGCCCCTATCAGCAGCGGGCGAAAGAACAGATCCATACCGAGTGGGAACAAGGGCGGCTGCGCACGCTGCTGGTGCTGCCCACCGGCACCGGCAAAACCATTGTGTTTGCTGCCGTGGCCGAAGACCAGGTGCGCGCCGGGGACCGGGTGCTGATCCTGGCCCACCGCGGCGAACTGCTGGAACAAGCCGCCGACAAGCTGCAAAAATCAACCGGCCTGGGCTGCGCGGTGGAAAAAGCCGAACAATCCTGCCTGGCCAGCTGGTACCGCGTTGCCGTTGGCAGCGTGCAAAGCCTGCAGCGCCCCCAGCGGCTGGAAAAGTTCCCCCACAATTATTTCAGCACCATCATCATTGACGAAGCCCACCATGCCGTGACCGACGGCTACCGCCGCATTCTGGACTGGTTCCCCGCGGCCAAGGTCCTGGGCGTAACGGCCACGCCGGACCGCGGCGACCTGCGCAATCTGGGCGAGGTGTTCGACAGCCTGGCCTATGAGTACAAGCTCACCGATGCCATCCGGGACGGCTTTCTGTGCCGCATTATGGCGCAGACCATCCCCCTCAAGCTGGACATCTCCACCGTGGGCATGTCCGGCGGGGACTATGCCGTGGGCGAGCTGGGCAGTGCCCTGGACCCTTATCTGGACCAGATCGCCGCCGAGATGGCGCACTACTGCAAGGGGCGCAAAACCGTTGTCTTTCTGCCGCTGATCAAAACCAGCCAGAAATTCCGGGATACCCTGAACCGCCACGGATTCCATGCTGCCGAGGTCAACGGCCAGAGCACCGACCGCGCCCAGGTCCTGGCAGATTTTGACGCCGGAACCTACAACGTGCTGTGCAACAGCATGCTGCTGACCGAAGGCTGGGACTGCCCCAGTGTGGACTGCGTTGTGGTGCTGCGCCCCACCAAGGTGCGCAGCCTGTACAGCCAGATGGTGGGCCGCGGCACCCGCCTGCACAAAGGCAAAAAGGACCTGCTGCTCCTGGATTTTCTCTGGCTGACCGACCGCCACGAGCTCTGCCGCCCGGCCGACCTTGTGTGCGAGGACCACGCCGTTGCCCAGCAGATGACCGATAACCTGGCTGCCGCCGCCTGCCCGGAGGACGTGGAGGAAGCCGCCCGGCAGGCCGCCGAAGATGTGGTGGCCCAGCGGGAGGAAGCCCTTGCCAAGCAGCTGGAAGAACAGCGCCGCAAGCGCGCCCGCCTGGTTGACCCGCTGCAATACGAAATGAGCATCCAGGCTGAGGATCTGGCCGGTTATGTGCCCGCCTTTGGGTGGGAAGCCGGTCCCCCCAGCGCCGAGCAAACCGCCGCGCTGGAAAAGCAGGGCATCTGCCCCGATGCGGTGGAATCCGCCGGCAAAGCATCCCTGCTGCTGGACCGGCTGAACAAGCGCCGGGATGAGGGATTAACCACCCCCAAGCAGATCCGCTGCCTGGAAAAATACGGCTTCCAGCATGTGGGCACCTGGAGCTTCAACGCCGCCAAGCACATGATCGACCGTATCGCCGCCTGCGGCTGGCGCGGCACCCCCAAGGGCGTGGACCCAAAGACCTATATGCCCTCTGCGGAAACAACCCCAATCTTTGACTTCGGATGGTAAACGGAATGGACAATGCAAATGATCTCAAAGAAGCCTTGGACTTTATCTCCCCGGCAAACTTGACCTATGAGGAATGGGTCACGGTGGGCATGGGCTTGAAAGAAGCCGGGTTCCCTGTTACCGCATGGGAGCAATGGAGTTCCCGCGATGGCAGCCGGTACCACAAGGGCGAATGTGCCCGCAAGTGGGAAAGTTTCCGCGGCAATCCCAAACCGATCACCGAGAACAGCATTTTCGCCCTAGCACACAATCACGGCTGGCCGGGCCCCGCCGGGCATGAGCTGGACTGGAACGATGCAATCTGCGCCCCCGGCACCAGGCCGGACGGCGTTGTGGTGGATACCCGCTGGCTGGATGTGCAGGAGCTGAACATCCCCGAACAATGGGACCCCGCCGACCAGCTGCACCGCTACCTGCAAGCCCTGTTTGAGCCGGAGGACCATGTGGCCTATGTGACCGAAAGCTACCTGCGGGATGACCGCTATGCCCCCACAAAAGGCTGCTGGGACCGCACCGCCGGTCAGCTGATGGACGAGCTTGCCCGCTGCGGCGGGGACATCGGCGCTGTGGTGGGCGATTACAACCCCGCCGCCGGTGCCTGGATCTGCTTCAACCCCGTGGAGGGCGGCCGCAGCAACAACAATGTGACCGACTACCGCTATGCCCTGGTGGAATGCGACAACATGGAGCTGGAAAAGCAGCAGGCCATTATCCGCCAGCTGGAACTGCCCTGCGCGGCCCTGGTGTACAGCGGCAGCAAAAGCCTGCACGCCATTGTGCGGGTCGGCGCGCCGGATTATACCGAGTACCGCCGCCGGGTTGACTACCTGTACGCTGCCTGCAAGAAAAACGGCCTGACGCTGGACGAAGCCAACCGCAACCCTGCCCGCCTATCCCGCATGCCGGGCATCCTGCGCGGCGGCAAAAAGCAGTACCTGCTGGAAACCAACACCGGCAAATCCTGCTGGGAGGAATGGAAAGACTGGTTTGAAGCCTGCACGGACGACCTGCCCGATACCGAAAACCTTGCCGATGACTGGGCCAGCCTGCCGCCGCTGGCAGATGCCCTGATCGAAGGGGTGCTACGCCAGGGCCACAAAATGCTTCTGGCCGGGCCCAGCAAAGCGGGCAAAAGCTTTGCCCTGATCGAACTGTGCATCTGCCTTGCCGAGGGTGCCCCCTGGCTTGGCCGCTTTGCCTGTGCGCAGGGCAAGGTGCTTTATATCAATCTGGAACTGGACCGCGCCAGCTGCCTGCACCGCTTCAAAGATGTATACGAAGCCCTGCACCTGCCGCCCCGGAACCTTGCCAACATCGACATCTGGAACCTGCGCGGTGCCTCCGTCCCCATGGATAAGCTGGCTCCCCGCCTGATCCGCCGGGCTGCCAAGAAAGGCTACCTGGCCGTTGTGCTGGACCCGATCTATAAAGTCATCACCGGCGATGAAAACAGCGCTGACCAGATGGCCAGGTTCTGCAACCAGTTTGACCTGGTCTGCCGGGAACTGGACTGTGCCGTCATCTACTGCCACCACCACAGCAAGGGCGCGCAGGGCGGCAAGCGCAGCATGGACCGTGCTTCCGGCTCCGGTGTGTTTGCCCGTGACCCGGATGCCATGCTGGATATGACCGAGCTGGTCCCCACCGATGCCATCCGGGAGCAGCTGCACAACAAAGCGGCCTGCGCCGCAGCCAAAGCCCTGCTGGATGCCCGCGGCCATGCCGATGCTTACGGCCCGGACGATGCCCTGAGCCGCAGCCGGATGCTGGCCATTGCCAAGGAACACCTGCCGCTGCCCGATCTGCGCCGCCTGGATGCAGACACCGCGGCTGCCATCAAGCGCGCCGATGCCATGACCGCCTGGCGCATTGAGGGCACTCTGCGCGAGTTTGCCCGTTTTGACCCGGTCAACCTCTGGTTCGACTATCCCGTACACAAGCTGGACAGCGGCCTGCTGGAGGACCTGCAGCCAGAAAGCGATTACAAGCAGCTTGGCTCCCGCGGTGCCGCAAAGCGCTGGGGAGACAAAGATACTGCCGCCAAAAGCAAGCGTGCCGAACTGCGCACCGCCTTTGAAGCCTGCACCATGGATGGTAAAGTGACCATTTACAGCATGGCTGAATACCTGAACCTGAAACCCGATACCGTGCGCCGACGCCTGAAATCCGACGGCGGATTTTGGATTGATGGCACCAGCGTGGGGCTGAAAGAGCCCGGAAGCAACGGATAATATTTCTTATATTTCACGGAAAATAGCCGCTATCACAAATCCGTCCGAACTTCCGTATTTCGGAAAATAGCCGCTATCCGTACCAAATACGGACGGAAAATAGCCTTATATATATAGTAAAAATCCGTCCGTGTGTTGGGGTATCCCAGAGGATGGGGCGTACACAGCCCCCATCCCTCCGGGAACCCACCCCAACACGTTGGCCACAAAAAAAGAACGAGGTGAAAATACATGCAATTTTTTATTCCCATGCAGCCGCCCACCACAACCCACAATGCCAAGCAGCTGCATGCCTTTATGCGCGGCGGCAAGCCCTGCGCCGTGCTGCACGACAGCCCGGAGCTGAAAGCCACCCGTGCCAAGCTGCACGCTTACCTGGCCCCTTATGCACCGCCTACCCCCTGCAGCGGCCCGGTGCGGCTGTTGGTCAAGTGGCTGTTTCCCACCGACGGCCGCCACAATGACGGCGAGTGGCGCACCACCAAGCCCGATACCGACAACCTGGAAAAAGCCCTGAAAGACGAAATGACCCGCCTGCACTTCTGGCGCGATGACGCATTCGTGTGCAGTGAGGTGGTTGAAAAGTTCTGGGCCGATACCCCCGGCATTTTCATCAAGGTGGTGGAATTATGATGCCTGTTTCAAGCGGAATGCGGTTCGATACCGAAAACAGCCGGTGCATCCCTGCCGAACGGATGACGCCGGACGAATTGCGCCAGCTGCACCGCCTTGCCATTGAGCGCCGCCCCGAAGCCTGCCTTGGCTGCGGGCTGGAACATAATTGTTTTGTGTATGGATGTGCCGTCATCCGCAAAGCATTGCGGCTGTTGGGAGGTGGGGCGGATGCCTGTCTTTGATTCCAACTGTCTTTACATCATCCAATGCCTGGCCCTTGTGTTTCTTGCGGCCCCCTGCGTGCTCTTTGCGGGCGGCATGCTGATCTGTGGGCTGTTGTGGTGCGGGCTGCACATCACCCGCGCCATGCACCTGCGGCTGCTGGGCCTGCCGCGGTGTGGGCGCTGCCGCTACTGGGCCACCGTCCAGTGCCCGCTGTACGGCCGCAACACGCCAAGCGATTTCTGCAGCCGCGGCGAAAGGTGGGGTGATTGATGGATATTCTGCTTTCGATCATCGGCAGTGCTGTTCTGGCCGCGCTGCTGGCCGCCGCCTACGCCGCCGGGCTCTGCGCCGGAAAAGCCGCCGCCCACCTGGACGAGGACGACGAGCCGAAGATCTACATGGATCATACGCATGGAGGTGAGGATTGATGCCGAAATATTCCGATAAGCCCTGCGCCCGCTGCGGCAAAATGATGCTGCATGCCTATTGCAGCCAGCGCTACTGCAAAGCCTGTGCCCCGCTGGTGCGCAGCGACGATGCCATCATCAACCGGGCCAAACAGCGCAGCAAACGTGCCATGAGCGAGATCGCCCGCGTGGAGCGCGCCGCCCGTGCCCTTGGCCTAACCTATGGCTGCTATGTGGCCCTGCACGAGCCGCGGAAGGGGTGATGCCGATGAGCAGGCCGCATTATGGCTGGTGGGGATATGTAAAAGATATCATCCGCCGCTACCCCACCCTTTGTGAGCAGGAAAAAGCCCTGCACGAGACTTGCATCAGCCCCGATCTGAACGGCATGCCCCACGGCTCCGGTACTCCTACCGACCCCGTGGCCGATGCCGCCCTGCGGGAACTGCCGGAGATCAACCGCCGGGAAATGGAAGCCGTGCGCCAGGCCATTGCCGAAACCCTTACCCTGGACACCGGCCAAGAGCGCATTCAGGTGATCCGGTGCGTTTTCTGGGACAAAACGCATACACTGGAGGGGGCAGCAATGAAGCTGCACCGCTGCAAGCGAACCGTCGCCCAGTGGCACGGGGAGTTTATACGGTGTGTAGCCAAGTATTTTGGGCTTTTATAAAAGTATGTTGATCATTCTTCAATTTTATGTTATCCTTATGAAAAACTAAAGGAGTGTTGCGAATATGGCCGGTTGGGACGATATACTAAAGGAGTTAGGTGATACTCCTTCTCCTTCGGATCTTGTTCGGAGAAAATATATTAAACAGCTGTCGCAATACACGAAAAGGAATACCATCGCCTACTACTCTGCCTTTATCACGAAGAATGGTGGAAATATCGATATCAATGATTCAGATATGACCGGCTTTATGAACGCGTTGAAAGGCATGGATTGTTCAAAGGGCTTAGATTTGATTTTACATACACCAGGTGGATCGCCCGCTGCTGCTGAGGCAATCGTTCAATATCTTCGCAGCAAATTTGGCAAAGATATTCGTGTTATTGTGCCCCAAGCAGCTATGTCTGCCGGCACAATGATTGCTTGCGCATCGAAAGAAATTATAATGGGAAAACATTCTAGTTTAGGTCCCATTGACCCTCAATTTAGTGGAATTCCTGCATATAATATAAAACAAGAATTTGAAGAAGCTAAAATTGATCTGTCTGAACATCCAGAAAACGCCCAATACTGGTCTATAAAGCTATCTCAATATCCCGCTGCTTTCATGAAAACGGCAATTGATGCAATCGAGCTTTCTAGTCTCCTTGCAAGAGACTGGCTTGGTTCTTGTATGTTCAACAAAGACGATGAAGATGATCGCAAGATTATAGAAAATATAGTTCACAATTTAAATGAACACGACAGCTCAAAGAATCATGGTCGTCATTTTAATATAAAATTTTGCCAAGGTATCGGATTAAAAGTCAAATCAATGGAAGATGACAATAAACTACAGGATAAAATTTTGAGTGTTCACCATGCTTATATGCTAACAATGTCTGGAACCGACGTCTGCAAAATCATAGAAAATCAGAACGGAAAAGCCGTTATAAACCATCTCCGTTCTTGAACGCTTCAGTCAAAGGAGAAATTTGCTATGAACAATCTGCATGCCGAAGTCGATTTATTATATCAGCAGCTTAATATTCCTACCGGTACTATGCAACTTAATAACACTTTAAATTTAGGCAAATTAAATCGTGAGAATGCTTTCTCGGAAAGTAATTCTAATCGTACACGCGAAACGCCTGTCCAGGGAAAATCCGATGGGTTGAAGCTTAAGAAGATCGATCTGCATTAAAAAGCCAAAATTCCATGCTATAATACCATCATCAAAAGCCGTAAGGAACCCAAAACGTCCTTACGGCTTTTGTGTTATCATTTTATCCTCCCCATTTCAGCCAGACGGCCATGCCCCGCCTGGCTGTTTTTATGCCGCACAGCCGGCCCTTTGGCAGGGGCGCTGTGTTCCCAAGCAACGGCACAGCAAGGGTGCAAGGCCCTTGTGCGGCCCCACTCCCCGGCACCCGGCAAAGGCTCACACATTTACTCTCTTTCCTTTTGTCCGTGCGTGCCGGGGTTCTTTAATATTCCACCCCGCCCCAACCCGGCGGGGTATTTTATTGCAGAAAGGCGGTGAAACATGGCATACAAACGCAATCCGGTCGGGCGGCCCCCGAAGTACAAAAGCGTGGAAGAGATCCAAGGCAAAATTGATGCCTATTTCACCGCCTGCAAGGGGCACCCCCTGATGAACCCGGATACCGGCGAGCCGTTCCAGGACAAATACGGCCTGCCCATTATTGTGGATGCCAAACCGCCGACGGTAAGCGGGCTGGCCCTGGCGCTGGGGTTTTCCTGCCGCCGGGACCTGAACGCCTACCAGGGCAAAAAGGAATTTTGCACCACGATTACGCGCGCGAAGGCCCAGTGCGAAGCATACGCCGAAGAACGCCTGTTTGACCGGGACGGCACCAACGGCGCGCAGTTCAGCCTGCGCTGCAATTTTGGCTGGAACGACAAGCCCGCCGAAGCACCACCCCCGCCCGCTGATGACGGCTTTTTGACCGCAATGCAGCAGCAGGCGCCCGCAGCCTGGAAGGATGGTACGGATGAACCCGGTTAAGCCTGCCGCGTTCCGGTTCCGGCCGTTCAGCCGCCGCCAAAAGCAGGTACTGACCTGGTGGTGCAGCACCTCCCCCGTACAGGCGGCGGACGGGCTGATCGCGGACGGGTCCATCCGCTCCGGCAAAACCGTTTCGCTCTCCCTCAGTTTTGTGCTGTGGGGCATGGCGCGCTTTAACGGCCAGAACTTTGCTCTGTGCGGCAAAACCATTGCCAGCCTGCGGCGCAACGTGGTGGGGGTGCTCAAGCAGATGCTGACCGCCCGCGGCTACACTGCCGCCGAGCGCCGGGGCGACAATCTGTTGATTGTGACCCGCGGGACCGTGACCAACGATTACTACCTGTTCGGCGGCAAGGACGAAGGCAGCCAGGACCTGATCCAGGGCATTACGCTGGCAGGTGCGCTGTTTGACGAAGTTGCCCTGATGCCGGAAAGCTTTGTAAACCAGGCCACCGCCCGCTGTTCTGTGGACGGTTCCAAGTTCTGGTTCAACTGCAACCCGGAGGGGCCGGAGCACTGGTTCTACAAAAGCTGGATTTTGCAGGCCCGCGCCAAGAACCTGCTGTACCTGCACTTTACGATGGATGACAACCTGAGCTTGTCCGAGCCGATCAAGGCGCGGTACCGGGCGCAGTACACCGGCGTGTTTTATGAGCGGTACATCCGCGGGCGCTGGGTGGTGGCCGAAGGTCTGGTTTATCCCTTTGTGGCAGCCAATCCGGATGCCTACCTGCTGCGCGGGCCGACCGCCGGGATGGATGGCCGCTTTTTTGTCTCGATCGACTACGGCACCCACAACCCGTGCAGCATGGGGCTGTGGTGCGTGCAGGCCAACCGGGCAGTGCGCATCAAGGAAAGTTACTACAACTCCCGCGAGGTCCAGCACCAGCGCACCGATGAAGAACATTACACCGCGCTGGAAGAGCTGACCCGCGGTTACTATGTGCAGGAAGTGGTGGTGGACCCCTCCGCCGCGTCCTTTATTGAGACCATTCGCCGCCATGGGCGGTACATGGTGCGGGCTGCCGCCAACGATGTGCTGGACGGCATCCGGGTCACGGCCAGCTTGCTGCAAGCCGGGCGGGTGCAGATCCACGAAAGCTGCACAGATGCCCTTCGGGAGTTCAAAACCTACTGCTGGGACGACAAGGCCCCGCAGGATGCCGTCATCAAGGAGAACGACCACGCCATGGACGACATCCGTTATTTTTGTTATACCGTGCTGGCCCGCGAATACCGCTGGGCGGATTGGAGGAAGTGAAGATGTTCCAAAAGCTTTTGCGCTGGCTGCGTGCCCAGATCGGCACGCTGTTTGGCGATGCCCCCGGCGCAAATGACATTATCCTGTCCGGCCAGATGGAAAATGCCCTTGCCCTGTGGGCCCAGATGTACGAGACGGGCGGCCCCTGGTGCACGGCCAAAAACGACCTGCACAGCCTGCACATTGCGGCCAGCGTGGCGCGGGAGTTTGCCCGGCTGGTTACCATGGAGCTGGAAGTCAGCCTGTCCGGCTCCCCGCGGGCGGACTATCTGGCAGAGCAGCTGGCCCCGTTTCTGGACAAGCTGCCCAACTACACCGAGATTGCCTGCGCACTGGGCGGGGCAGTGTTCAAGCCCTATGTTTCCGGTGACCGGCTGCTGGTGGATGTGGTGCAGGGGGACTGCTTTTTCCCCACCACCTTTGACACCACCGGCCGCCTGACCGGGGCGATCTTCTCCGAGCAGCTCAAGCGCAAAAACACGATCTACACCCGCCTGGAGCGGCACGAATACGCCGCCGGGGTGCAGACCATCCAGAACAAAGCGTTTGCCAGTTCCAGCACGGCCAGCCTGGGGCAGGAGATCCCGCTGGCCGATGTGCCGGAGTGGGCCGACATTACGCCGGAGGTGCGCATTGAGGTGGAGCGGCCGCTGTTCGCCTACTTCCGCATTCCCCTTGCCAACCGCAATGACCGGCACAGCCCGCTGGGGGCCAGCGTTTATGCTCCCGCTGTGGATACCATCCACGATGCAGACGAACAGTTTGGCCGCCTGTTGTGGGAGTACGAGGGCGGCCAGCTTGCCATTGATGTGGACGCTGCGGCCCTGCGCCCCACCGGGGACGGTGGGTTCCAGATGGACCAGCGCAGCGGGCGGCTGTACCGCGGCTGCATGACCGGCAATGTGGCGGACCGCACGCTATTCAATGTGTTTGCGCCCGCCCTGCGGGATGAAGCCTATCTGCGCGGGCTGGACGGAATCTTGAAACGCATTGAGTTCCAGTGCGGCCTTGCCTATGGCACCCTGAGCGACCCCCAGAACGTGGACAAGACCGCCACCGAGATCATGGCAAGCAAGCAGCGCAGCTACTCCACCGTAAAAAGCATCCAGCACGCGCTGCAGGTGGCGCTGGATGACCTGCTGTACGCGATGAACGCTTACGCCGACCTGTATCAGCTGGCCCCCGCAGGCAGTTACACCGCCGTGTACAACTGGGACGACAGCATTGTAAATGACCCCGGCGAGCGCAAGCAGCTGTTCTGGCAGTATGTGCAGGCGGGCAAGTTCCCCATGCAGCGCTACCTGACCGAGTTTGAGGGCTACAGCCAGGAGGAAGCCGCCCAGATCGCGGCTGAAACCAGCGCCGAGAACAACGCCGATGAAACCCTGACCTTTGCCCCGTGAGGTGATGCCCCATGCTGACCCCTGACCAGCTGGAAGCCCTGCCCCGCCGTTTTGTGCAGCTGTGGCAGCAGGTGGAAGATGACATTTTGCAGGACATTGCCCGGCGCATGAAAAGCCTGGGCGAGCTGGACCCGCTGACCCCAACGGCCATATGGCAGGCATGGCGGCTGGCCGAAACCCGCGCGGTGCGCGGCAACACCGTTGCCACCCTGGCCAAGTACACCGGCAAAAGCCGGGCGGAGATCAAGCGGCTGCTGGAAACCGCCGGGGTACAGACCCTGGCCGCGGACGATGCCGTTTATACGGCTGCCGGGCTGGACCCGCCGCCGGTCAACCAGTCCCCTGCCCTGCTGAACCTGCTGAATGCCGGGTACCGCCAGACCTGCGGCACCTGGCAGAACCTGACGGCCACCACCGCCAACACCGTGACCGGCGCGTTTGAGGACCGGCTTTCCCGCGCATGGGGGCTGATCAGCACCGGAGCCATGGATTACAACACCGCCATCTGCCGCACGGTGAATGCCCTGGCGGACACCATGCCGTACATCACCTACCCCAGCGGCCACACCGACACGCTGGAGGTGGCCGCCCGCCGGGCGGTGCTGACCGGCGTGAACCAGACCTGTGCGAAATTGCAGCTGGCCCGCATGGAAGAGATGGACTGCGAGTTTGTGGAGGTGACCGCCCACGAGGGGGCCCGTCCCACCCATGCGGTGTGGCAGGGCCGGGTCTACCACCGCGGCGGCGCTGTGGTGCAGGACGGTGAGCGGTACGAGGATTTTGAGACCGCCACCGGTTACGGCACCGGACCCGGCCTGTGCGGCTGGAACTGCCGCCACAACTTTTACCCGTTCTATCCCGGCATCTCCGTGCGCAACTACACGGACGAACGCCTGGCCGAACTGGACGCCCGCAATATTCCCTACGGCGGCGGGCTGTACACCAAGTACGAAATCACCCAGATGCAGCGGGCGCTGGAACGCAGGGTGCGCAAATACAAGCGCTGTTACCTGGCCGAAACCGCCGCGGGGGTGGATGCCGGCCAGAGCGCCGCCAAGCTGAAAGCCGCCCGGCAGCAGCTGAGTGCCTTCCTGGCAGAAACCGGGGAGCGGGTGGACGGCGCAAGGGCGGAGGTGCCGGGCTTTGGGCAAAGGGAAGCGAAACAGGCGGATGCAGACCAGAAACGCTATACAACCCCCGCTGCAAGTGGTATACTGGACCCATCAAACAGGATTGGTGTGAACCCGGACGTGAATTTTGTATGTAAGCTGGACAAAGAACTATATAAGGTCGTAACGGAAGATATCCGAACCGATGAGGTTATCATCACTGATGAGCGCATTCAACACATCCAGGAGCGCCACCCGGATGATTACGAACGGTTCAGTACATACCTGGCCGAAATTATCCAAAGTCCCGATTACATCATCCGGGACCCCCGCCCGCAAACCGGTATGCTTTTGAAAGAAATTACCGTTGGTGAAACCGGCGAACATTTCCGCATTGCACTTCGGCTTGCAGCATCGCAGGATCCTGTACACTATAAAAACTCCATTATCACCTTTTTGAAGATCCGCCAAAAAGAATGGGAACGCCTCATCCACAACAAAGAAATTCTTTACAAGGCAAAGTAAAAATGCTACAATAAGCATAGGATAAGAAAGGCATTTGAGGTGGTAGATTTCGTACCGACCACACGCCGCTGGTAATGACAAGGGCTTTGCCCTGAGAGATGCAGGAGGATGGTACGCCTGCCAAATGCCAATCGATGGGGAACGGTTTTGATGCCGTTCCCCGTTCCTATTTCATAGCTTAATCACCACGATGCAAAATGCACCGTGGTATTTTTATGCCTGCCTGCCCTGCATGAGGGGCGGGCGGGCACTTTTTATACCCTTTTGCCCGGCTGCGGCAGGGCTGAAACAGCCGCACAGACGGTGACGGCCACCACCTAAAAACGCCTATCTGACACCCTACACAGGAGGTAACACCCATGAAAACCGAAGATCTCAAAGCCCTTGGCCTGAATGATGAGCAGGTGCAGCGCGTGTTCGCCATGAACGGCGCGGACGTGAACCGCGAAAAGCAGGCCGCCGAGACGGCCAAAGCCGAGCGCGACGCCATCCGCACCCAGCTGAACGAGGCCAACACCAAGCTGAAAGGCTATGACCCCGACTGGCAGCAGAAAGCCACCGACGCCCAGAAAGCGGCGGACGCAAAAGTGGCCGAACTGCAGGCAGGCTATGCCGCTCAGAATGCAGCCGCCGGGCTGCACTTTACCAGCGCCAGCGCCAAAAAGGCATTTATGGCCGACCTGGCCGCCAAGAAACTGCCCCTGCAGGGGGACAGCCTGCTGGGCTTTGACGACTTTGTAAAGACCTACCGCGAAATTGACCCCGGCGCATTTGCCGCCGATACCAAGCCCGCGCGCATTGTGGCCAGTGCTACCGGCACCCCGGCAGCTGCCACCGGCCGCGAAGAAGCAAATGCGGCGATCCGTGCCGCGTTTGGCAAATGAAAGGAGAATAACCCATGCCCAATGTTATTGATCGTTCCCGCGCTGAAGCCCTCATCCGTGAGCAGGTTGTCAGCACCATTTTTCAGGATGCCCCCAAGCAGAGCGTTGTGATGCAGCTGGGCCGCAAGCTGCCCAACATGACCAGCAAGCAGACCCGCATTCCGGTGCTTTCCATGCTGCCGCTGGCCTACTGGGTCAACGGTGATACCGGCTATAAGCAGACTTCCCGCCAGGCGTGGGAAAACGTCTACCTGACCGCCGGTGAGCTGGCAGTCATTGTCCCCATCCCCGAAGCCGTTCTGGCTGATGCCGAGTTTGACATCTTGGGCGAGGTAACCCCGCGTGTCAACGAAGCCATCGGCCTGCGGGTGGACCAGGCCATTCTGTTCGGCATCAACCGCCCGGCAGAGTGGCAGAACGACATTATCACCGTTGCCCGCCAGGCCGGCAACAACGTTTCCGGCGGCATCAGCTATGATTCCCTGCTGGGCGAAAACGGACTGTTTGCCAAGGTGGAGGATGCAGGCTACACCGTGGACGGCGTTGTGGCTGCCATGGGTGCCAAAGCGTCCCTGCGCGGCATCAAGGACACCAACGGCCACCCCCTGTACAAGAGCGATATGCAGGGCACCACTCCCTATGCCCTGGACGGCGCGCCGATCTACTTCCCGGAGAACGGCAGCTTTGATACCAGCGTTGCCCGCATGGTGGCCGGCAACTTTAAGCAGCTGGTGTACGCCATCCGCCAGGATGTGGACGTCAAGATCCTGGACCAGGCCGTGATCCAGGACCCCAGCACCAAGGCCATCATCTTCAACCTGGCCCAGCAGGACATGATTGCCCTGCGCGTTACCTTCCGCATGGGCTGGGCTATGCCGAACCCCGCCACCCGCATGAACGAGAACCGCGTCAACGTGCCCTTTGCCTACATTGACGCCGCGACCGCCTACACCGACCAGACTGTGACCTTTACCGTCAAGGATAATGCCGAAAGCTCCCCCAATGCCATTGCCGGTGCAGCTGTCAATGTGAACGGCTCCATCCGCCTGACCGGCACTGACGGCACCGCCGTGTTCCACCTGCGCGCCGGTGAATATCCCTACAGCGTCAAGGCAGACGGTTACCGCCCGCAGACCGGTACCGTAACGGTTGCCGCAGCCGCCGTACCGGTTGCCGTCACCCTGCCTGCATCCAAGTAAGGGGGCTGCTATGTATGCTGATTTTACCGACTATCAGGGCACCTACTGCGGCACCCTGATCACCACCCAGGGGCAGTGGATGCCCGCCGTGCGGGAAGCCTGCGCTTATCTGGACAGCATCACCTTTGGCCGCCTGAAGTGCGGGGCGCCGGTGGATGATACCGTAAAGCTGGCGGCTTGCGCGCTGGCGGATGTTGCCGCCCGCTACCAGGCCGCCAAGGCCGATGAGCGCAGCCGCCCCGGCCTGGCAGCCTTTAACACAGACGGCTACAGCGAAACGCTGAATACTGCCGCCCTGACCGCACAGTACACAGCAGACATGCAGGCGGCCGCGGATATTTACCTGCCGCGCAGCCATCCGCTGCGCTATGCGGGCCGGGATGGGAGGTGCGGCCCTTGTACGGCTGTGACCAGACCGTGACCCTGACCCACCTGCACTATGACGGCGATGCCGACCGGGACGTGAAAGAAGAAACCACCCTGACCGGCGTGAGCTGGTACGGGCAGGCAAAGGCCGCCGTGGATTCCACCGGCCTGCACGCGGCGCGGGTGTACAAATGCCGCATCCCGGAAAGCGCCGCCCCCGCTGGGCTGGACATTGCCCCCGGCGACAAGATCACCTGCGGCACCGTGACCGCCACCGTGCTGAACATCCACGACAACCGCGGCCACCCCGCGCCGCACTGGTATGTGGAGGCAAGCTGATGGGACTGAAATATGATGCCCGCCTTGACCTTTCCGCCCTTTCGGATGCCCTGGAAAAGCGGGGGCTGACACCGGGCGGGAGGGTGCAGAAGGCGGTTGACGAAGCGGTGATCCGCTATTGTGACCCCAAGGTGCCATTCCGAACCGGCACCCTCAAGCACAGCGCCATCACGGCAAGCGCCATCGGGGACGGCATGATCGTGTACGCCACGCCCTATGCGCGTTACCTGTACTATGGCGAGGTGTACGGCCCCAACATTCCCATCTTTGAGGGCGGCGAGCTGGCAGGCTTTTTCAGCCCGCCCCACAAGTACCCCACCGGCCGCCCGCTGACCTACAACGGCGCGCCGGATCGGGGCGCTTATTGGTTTGAGCGGGCCATGGCCGAACACAAGGATGACGTCATCCGCGAAGCCGCCGCCCTGGCAGGAGGAAGACCCGGAAGATGAACGTACTGGATGCCACCCGCGCCTGGATGCGTGCACAGTGCCCCCTGATCAACAGGCAGGACCTGTTCAACGCCAACTACCTGGGCGCAGAGCCGACCGAATACACCCTGCGCACGGCCAGCGAGAGCCACCACACCGACGTGCTGGGGTATGACCTGGCCGAATACAACTTGACCTTTGTGGCACAGCTGCCATTTGGGCGGGAACTAAAGCCCAACCTGGACGCTGCTGATTTTTTCGCCGCGCTCTCCGCCTGGATTCGCGGGCAGGAGCGCACCCACAACTACCCCGCTGTCAGCGGGTACCGCGTGACCAAAATCACGGCATCCAACGCCGGTGTGCCCACCGGGGCGGATGCCAACGCGGCCCGCTATCAATTACAAATCAAACTCTATCTTGAGGAGGAATAACCATGGCAGAAGCTGCTATCAACCTGACCACCGGCCAAAAAGCTGACCGCAAACTGGACATGATCTTTGTGAACGTCGGTGGTTCCGGCACGGAGACCTGGGAACTGCTGGGCCGCGGCGTTGAGGACGCAAGCGTGGAATACAACCACGACACCGACACCGTGACCGACATCCTGGGCATTACGGACGTGAACGTGAGCGCCGCAAAGCCGGAGCTTGACCTGGACCCCTGCACCATCCGCGGCGGCCAGAAGCTGAGCGCCAAGCTGCTGGACATTGAGCGCCGCAACGCCGTAAGCGAGCTGAGCATGTTCGATGTGCTGCACGTCCACTGCTTCCTGGGGGCTGCTTCCGGCTCCTTCACGGCGGAAAAGCACACCGGCTGCACCATCGTGCCCCAGAGCCTGGGCGGCTCCGATTACGTCGGCATGCCGATGAACGTACACCTGTCCAACAACAAAACGCTGGGCACCTGCACCATTGCGGCCGGCGTGCCCACCTTCACGGAGGAATAAACAATGGAGCTGAACATTGACCGCGGCTTAAAAAGCTATGACGTCAAGGATGCGGACGGCACCCTGATCGGCACCATCCGCTTCAACCCCTCTGACATCGGCCTGGCCGGCCGCATGGAGGAAGCCCGCGCCAAGATTGCCGAAATTACGGCCGCGCCCGTGACCGGCCCCGAGGATCTGGTGGAGTGGGACAGGCAGGTGCGCCACTGGTTTGATTACATCTTCGGCACGCCGGTATCGGATGTATTCTTTGCCGGGGTATCCAGCCTGGCTTTCTGCGAGGACGGCAGCCTGGTGGCCGAAGCCGTGCTGGATGCCGTCACCCCGATGCTGACCCAGGCGGTGGAAGCCGCCGCCAAGGCCAGCGCGGCCCGCATTGCCAAACACGCGGACGCCTACCAGGGCAGCACCGCCGGGCTGGCCCCGGAACAGCAGTGAGCGGCTGGAAGCTGCCCACCAGCGTGACGGTATGCGGGCAGGAGTTTGCCATCCGCAGCGACTACCGCGCCGTGCTGGATGCCATCTCCGCCCTGCGTGACCCGGAGCTGAACCCGCAGGAACAGACCCTTGCCTGCCTGGAGATCCTGTACCCGAATTGGAAGCGCCTGCCGGACCTGAGTGCAGCAGCCCAGGCGGCCATGGTGTTTATCAACTGCGGCAAGCCGGTGGAAGCCGCCGTGCCAAAGCCCGCCCTTGTGGACTGGGACACCGACGCCGCCATCATGGCACCGGCAGTGGACAAAGTTCTGGGCTACAGCTGCCGCCGCTGCGCCTACCTGCACTGGTGGGAGTTCATCGGGGCATTTGGCTGCATCGGGGACGGCCAGTTTGCGCAGGTCGTCTCCATCCGCAATAAGCGCCTGCACGGCAAAAAGCTGGACAAAGCCGAGCAGGAATTTGTGCGCAACAATCCCGATCTGGTCACCCTGCCCAAACACAAGCTGACCAGCGCGGAAGAAGAATTTTTCAAAAGTCTGGGGGTGTAATTTTTGGCTGATGGGTCGATCATTCTGGATACCAGAATCAACAATAAAGGCGCCTATGCCGAGCTGAAAGAGCTGCAGGCCAAGGCCAAGAGCACCGCCCAGCAGGTTGCTGCGCTGGACAAGCAACTGGCGCAGGCAGGTGCCAAGCATACCAGCCTGGGCGATGATCTCAAGCGTGCCCGGCAGGAAGCCGCCGAAACCGCGCGCGAACTGCAAAAATTAAACACTACCATGGACTTGCAGCACCAAAAGAATGGGCTGGATTTCTCCCCTGCTGACGTTAAACGCAGTGATAAGCTGCGGGCCACGTTGGATCAGCAGCAGCAAAAAATTGGCGCGATATCCAAGGAATATCGTGACCAGGTTCCCATGCTTGAAAAGCTGCAAGAAGAGCACGATGCCCTTTTGCAGCAAATGGATACCGAAAACCTAGCGGTTGAGCATCAATCCCGGCGCATTGAATCCCTGTTAGGCCGACAAATTGCCGCATCGCGCGCAGTTCAGGGCGTAAAAAACGCCGTTCGTCTTTCGGCTGCAGCGATTCAACAGCCCTTCAAAGCAATTCAGGCCAGGTTGTCCGCCATGACAAAGAGCATGGGGCGGTTTTCCCGCCGCATTGCCGGACTTGCTTCCAGTGCGCTAATTTTTAACTTGCTCTCGTCTGGTCTGCGCCAGATGACCAGCTACATGGGCACTGCCCTGCTTTCCAGCGCATCCCTGCGTCAGGCCCTGGGCAACCTGCAAGGTGCTGCGGCTACTGCTGCAGCGCCTTTGATTCAGATTCTGACCCCCGCCCTGACCGCGCTGGCAAATGCGGCAGCAACTGTGTTCGCGTATTTGGCCAAGCTGGTGGCATTCCTGACCGGCAAGACGGTATCCTCCGCCAAAGCCGCGGCTAAGGGCATGAACGGAACATCCAAGGCAGCGAAAGATGCTGCAAAGAGCCTGGCCGGGTTTGATGAAATCGAACGGTTAGATGCCAAGACAGGGAGCAGCGGCGGCGGTTCGGGCGCCAGCAGCATCACCCCCAACTATAACTTTGACGCAAAAAGCCCGTTCCTGGATTCCGTGCTGGCCGCCATCGAGGCAGGCGAATGGAACCAGGTCGGGCAGCTTTTCGCCCAAAAGCTGAATGAAGCCATGGCGGCGATCCCCTGGCCGGATATCCAGGACAAGGCCCAGACCTGGGCCGCAAACATTGCGGATACCCTCAACGGCTTTATCGCCCGGCTGGACTGGCGGCTGGTTGGTTCTACCCTGGCACAGGGGCTTAACACTGCACTGATCTTTGCGGACACCTTAGTGCAGGGTATCCACTGGGACACCCTGGGCAATGGCATCGGCAATGGGATGAACCAGTGCGTGAAAGAACTGGACTGGGAAGCCCTTGGCCGCTTGATGATTGCCAAGTGGAAGATCGTCTTCGAGACGCTGCACGGTTTCATTCAGACCTTTGACTTTGGGGCATTAGGGGACGCCTTTGCCCGTGCTACCATGGCCGCCATCAATAATATTGACTGGCCCCAGGCTGCCGCAGACCTTGTATCCGGTGCGGCGGGGCTGCTGGAATCTCTGGCACACTGGATCGATGGGCTGGATTGGCAGCAGATTGGCAGCACGATTGCCGAATGCATTACCAATATCGACTATGCCGAACTTGCGCAGGCAATTCTGGATTTGCTGTCCGCCGCCGTCACGGGGCTGGCAGATGGGCTTTCAGCCCTTGCTGGGCATCTTGTCGGTGATTTTATCCAGGGCATAAAGCAGTGGTTTGATGACGTCCAGACCCAGGCAGCGGTTGCCGGATACGGTGACGACGTTGCTCAGTACCTGTTCGATGGTTTTATCGACGGCCTGGAAGCACTCTGGAACGGCATCGGGCAGTGGATCTATGATCACATTTTCACGCCGTTCAAAAACGGTATTTGCGAAGCATTCGGCATCCACTCCCCCAGCACCGAAGCCAAATCCTGGGGTTCCTACATCTCGCAGGGACTTCTGGACGGTCTGGCCAGCAAGTGGGAGAACATCACCGGCTGGCTGCGTGACCTCAAGCAGAATTTTGTAGACGCATGGGATAACATCCGCGCTAAAACTACTGAGACATTCAATTCCCTTGGGCAGACGATTTCTGACATCTGGAACGGCATCTCCAGTACCATCAAAAACGCCGTCAATGGCATCATCGGCTTCATCAACCGGATGATCTCCGCCGTTGTCACCGGCATCAACACGGTCATCAACGCGCTGAACGGGTTGTCGTTCGACCTGCCGGACATATTCGGCGGCGGGCATGTCGGGTTTCATATCAGCACCCTGACCGCCCCGCAGATCCCCTACCTGGCACAGGGCGCGGTCATCCCGGCCAACCGGGAGTTTCTGGCCGTGCTGGGCGATCAGAGCCACGGCACCAACGTGGAAGCTCCGCTGGACACCATCAAGCAGGCCGTGGCCGAAGTCATGGAAGATTTGCAGGCAGGCCAGATGGCGGGCTTTGAAGCCGTGGTTTCCGTGCTGCGGGAGATCCTCTCCGCCGTGTACGGCATTGAGCTGACCGACGAGGACGTAGGCCGCGCCGTACAGCGCTGGCAGCGCAAACAGCTGATTGCCACAGGAGGTGTGTAACGTGACCCCGACCAATCTGTTCCAGATCGATGGCAAATCCCTGTACGCACCGGACTGCGACATTGAACC